ATCTGGAACAAAGGCAAACTCATCCAAGAATACTAAATTATATGTTCTTGAACGTCCAGCATCACCAGAAGTTGAGGATGAAGTGATTGAAGAACCATTTTCAAGTTCTATACTATGCTTGTTCCAAGTGATAACACCCTGTTGTAACCACATAGGAAGTTGTTCATATGAATATTTGATTTCTTTTAGAATCTTTTTGGATGTGTCGAACTTATTTGCGAACATACCCACACGATAGTTGTCCTTGAAAGATTCAACACCAATAGTCTTTCCAGACTGTCTAGCACATTTTGCTAAGATAAACTTCTCATTTACAAACTTATTGATCATCTCTCTTTGGAAATCATAGAGTTTGATGACTTGAACACCAGAATCGATGGTTACAATCTTCATATATTTTTCAATAAAATAGAAGGGGTCTTGGGCACATTTTACATATTCTTCAACTTGTTCTTTTGTAAATTGGATTTGAGCTCCAACTTTTTTAACAAGAGGATTTCCTTGAAAATGTTCTATATCTTGTTCGGGAGTTTCCATCACTTCCCTTTTTTCTTATAGTCTGTTGTATAGAAACCAGAACCTTTGAATATTATCCCAGAAGTGTGGAACAATTTTTTCAAAGTCTTCTTCTCACATTTAACACAAGTTTTCAGAGGTTCGTCATTTATGCTTTGTATTTTTTCGAATCTGTGGCCACAATTTGTACATTCATATTCATAAGTTGGCATTTATTCATCCTCATCATCTTTATCAACTTCTATCAAAGTGTTATCAGACATAGTATTGTTGATAAGTTCTTGTAAATCAGCAGTTGAACCAACATAGTATGTGTTGTTCTGTTGATTCAGTTCAAGTTTATCCATATTTTTCAAGTTCTTTTCTGGTTCTGCGATGATTTCAATCTCATGAAGTTTCTTATTTACGTCCATCAGTTTATCAGAAGCATCAGAAACATTCTTCACAAGAGTTGCTATGACTTCGTATGCTCTTGGTTGTTGAGAACTCTTCGCAATCTCTATCAAGTCTTCCAAAGCTTCGTTTCCAATCTCCATAGCATTCTTCAGATTCTTTCTTGCAAACTTGTAATCTTTTCTGCGACTATCTTGCATTTCCTCTGAAAACTCATCTTTTTCATCTTGAACTTCTATTATACTACTTTCTTCAACTTCTGTCAAGTCTTTTATTTCAGAATCTTCTGGTAGTATATCCAACACCTCTTCTATGTCTTTGAAATCTTTTGACATTAAATACCTTCTAGGAAATCTTCAATGAAACCGAAATCATCATCTGCTTCAATTTGTTCTTTCGGAACAGATTCAGATTCTTTTGTAGTTGGTTGACCTTGATCTGTAAGTCCTGGTTTGGTTACAGATTTTGATTTTGAACCAGATTCTTGTGCTTGTTGTTTTTCTTGAGGAGTAACTTCCCCAGAATCCCCTGTTGGAGTTGAAATAACATTTGTCTCAACTTGACGAATTAAATCAGACTCTTTTACTGGTTTGAATATATTCGTTTTAAGGGTGAAACTCAATCTCCACATGATAACCCTTCTATCTTCAAATTGACCCTCATAATTCTCCTCTAAGGAGACGTCATTAAGTAGTACAGGGACGTCATCAACGATACCCATATCATCATAAATTAATTTAGATGGGATATTCAAATAGGGACTGAAGAAAGGGACTATTTGCTCTATAATCTGCAAACCTTCATCAAAATGTTCGACATAAACATTCAAAGAAAATCCAATATTATATGGAACTGGATTATGCATAGATTTTTCTTTATCATCTTGTGTTGTATTATACCTAACACCAAGGGAATTCAGTTTTCTTTCTGAATCATAAGAAAAACTTGTCATTTCAAAACTTAGTCTTGGAAGAGTGATTGCAGTATTTTTATTAGCACTTCCATCATCTTGAATTTTAGCAAGGAACTTACCTCTCGGAGCATAAGACAAAGGAACTTTCAGTTCTTTTACAGTATTGCCGGAAGATGTTTTCCTTTTTACAGTTATATCATTAAAAAGAGTTCCAAAAGTAGCAACACTTTTGAAAATAGTTTTGTGGTAGAAATATTCATTATATAGAGCCATAACAAATATATTTATAAGGGTTGTTAATAATCTTCTTCTGAGAATGGATTATTTTCTGAAAAGTCAATTACTTCATCTGCTTCTTTTTCATAATCAAGATTGTCGGATAGTGGATCATTTGGCATATCCAATTCAACATCTTCATAACTATCGGGCAAATCTATCTCATAAGATGCTCCAGCATCGCCGACTACATTTACACCTTCAACAAACTTACCAACAACATCAATAAGTTCTAAAGTGTTATTTGCCCATGAAGCAACTCTACCTTTTGCAGTAGCAGAAGCTAAATCAGTACCTTGGAAAGCATTCTCACCTACAACATAGTCACCTGTTCCGTTTGTAGTTGTCAATTCAATTGAATAAGCATTTTCATATTGGATATTGTCGATATCCTCAACTCCAGTATTAATCATCTGATTAGAATATTCAAAAAGTTCTAATTTCAATCTATAAACAAACTTTTTTCCGAGAGTGTAGAATATTTGCTCATCTTCAACAAACATAACTTCAAAAAGTTGCTTATTGAAAGGAAAGAAAATCAAGTCACCCTCTTTTGGTCTTCCTATATTAAGGGTGTCAAATCTGTTAACCATTACAGTTAGTTCTAGTGTGTCACGAATCTCAACACCAAACTTAGATAGGAAATCACCTTCACCGCCAAACTGTTCGACACTATCAATAAACATTTCGATATCATGAGTTGTATTAAACCGAGAAATTTCAACATCTTTGAATAAGGAATCTATCTTTTGAATGTCTCTTGGTACATACTGAACGTCAATTCCGTGAATCTTGATTGACTCTTCCATTAAGTCATCATACAGATCCTGTTCTGATTGTGAAGAATAGTTTTTATTGAAATAAGGATTAGTTGACATAATTACCCCATGTAAAAAGTTGGAGGTTCTTCATAGGTGTTTCTCAACTCTTCCTCAAGTTCTCTTAACCTTGTTTGAGCTTCTGATAGAATATCCCCACCGTTGAAAGTTACACCGCCTGGCATCTGAACTCCAGAATATTTACTGAGATTATGACCCCACTGCTCTCTAAATAATTCAGTAGTGTAATCTCTCAACCATCTATCAGCCCAAACTTGGTTATAAACTGTAGGGTCTACTATTTGATATGCTTGAATAACAATGTAATTTCCAACAGTAACATCGTCCCAGTTCATGTCAATATGAAGTTTGTCAGTATGTCTTCTATATCTCAAAGGTTTTTTACCGTTTAATAATTCATTAATCAGATTTACATTTTCCTTTGTGGCAACATAATGCTGTAAACTTGCAGGAGTCGAACTTGAAGAATATATTGCATCCCAGTTCATATGGTATTCGGCATCAAAAAGAATTTCGGTGGAACTTCCAGTGTTTAAATCTAATATTCGTTCAATAGATATTACAGCATCACTCATTTCAATATAACCATTATCTATGTTGGTTTGAGTTAATTCATGTTTGATTATAACTCGTTCTACACCATCATAATGAAAGTCGTGATACATTTTTAGAGCATCGTCAATTCTATCTTCTAACTGCTCGTCAGCAACATTTATCTCTATTACAGGTTTGCCAAGTTTTCTTAAACAAAACTGCTTCAGTTCTTCTCTACTTGTAGGATTAGCCATCTCTACCCCTTTATAAAACAAAAGTTTGGCGAAACCTCATAAATTATTTCCGCTTTAGTCCTACCAGACCCGAACGATTTGTGAAAGTATATTGGTAGCCATACCATGCTTTGTCGTTCCTTATGCAAGTTCAAATCTACTATCTTTAAAAATTAATAGAATGAAAACTTCTTAAAGTGCTAAAAATAAAACATAAAAAATATAAGATTGTTTTCTTTTAAAACGATAAAGAATTCAACTTGTCTCGCATCAAATATATTTATAAGTTATACACCTGCAGGTTCTTGTAGGGCAACTGCTCGTAGATTTCTGACTTTAGGTACTTTTGAATTATTAGTTGAGGACATTACTATTTTAATAGCATAA